AAAAAACAGTTGACCTCGATACTTCCGGTCCAGCGATGGACGTCGATGTACCTGAAACAAAAGAGGAGGACGTAATAGAACAGAAAGAAGCTCCAGTTGAAGAGCCAACAGTAAGAGCTGTTGAAGAAAAAAAAGAAAGCTCTGTCGAAGATAGACATGAAGAAAAGAAAGACGATACAGAATTAGAACAATATAGTGATAGCGTTCAAAAGAGAATAGCTAAATTAACAAAAAAATGGAGAGAAGCTGAACGACAAAAAGATGAAGCTTTAACTTATGCTCAACGTGTTTTAAAAGATAAAAAAGAAACAGAAGCTAAGCTCTCTAAAATAGAACCTAACTTTCTCAAAACAAGTGAAGAAAGTATTGTGTCTGGTGTTGAAGCAGCAAAAGCAAAACTTGCAGCAGCTAGAGAAGCAAATGATCTAACAGCTGAAGCCGAAGCTATGCAATTAATATCTGAATTAGGTGTTAAGAAAGCTAGACTTGAAGAAGCTAAACTCGCTAGGGAGAACCTAGAAAAACAACCGGCGAAACCCGAAGTTAATTTAACAAGACAACCAGCTGCACAACCACCTGATCCTAAAGCTGAAGCATGGAGTGAAAGAAATTCATGGTTTGGACAGGATACAGCAATGACTTATACAGCCTTTGATCTTCATAAAAAGTTAACTGAACAAGAAGGTTTTGACCCATCAAGTGACGAATATTATTCGGAAATAGATAAGAGAATAAGACTTGAATTTCCGCATAAGTTTGCTAATAATAGTGATTCAGGAGAAAATACACGACCTGCTCCGGTACAAACAGTAGCTTCAGCGAAGCGAAGTACCAAATCTGGTCGCAAAACTGTGAGGCTCACACCATCACAGGTAGCAATCGCTAAAAAATTAGGTGTGCCACTTGAAGAATATGCGAAACAATTAAACATCACGAAGGAGGCTTAAGCATATGGAAAATAATAATGAAAAGAAAACCTCTCGTGCGAGTCAGACTAGAGAAAAAGAATCTCATAAAAAAGTTTGGACTCCACCATCAGCATTAGATGCGCCCCCTGCGCCTACAGGTTTTAGGCACAGATGGATAAGAGTTGAATCTTTAGGATTCCAAGACACTAAAAACGTCGCTGGAAGAATAAGATCAGGATACGAATTAGTGAGAGCTGACGAATATCCAGATTCAGACTTTCCAATTGTAGAGGACGGAAAATATAAGGGGACAATCGGTGTTGGCGGCCTAGTGCTCGCTAGGGTACCAGAAGAGATCGCGCAACAAAGACAAGAGTACTATGCTAAACAGCATGCGGAAAAAGTCGAAGCAGCAGATAACGATCTTATGAAGGAAGAGCATCCAAGCATGCCTATCAATATTGATAGACAATCGCGTGTTACTTTTGGTGGCTCAAAGAAATCCTAATTAGGAATTCACAAACCATCGAGATAACATAAACCCGTACTGGAGGCCCGCAAGGGCAGGTACAACTATAAGGAGGCCTCTATGGCAAAAACTAACAAAGACGCAGCCTTTGGCTTAAGAGCTATTGGCAAAGTTGGTCAGAATAGAGACAACCAGGGTTTAGGGGAGTATAGTATATCATCTGGTGATACTACTAAAATCTTCTTCCAAGATGCGGTTTCAGCAACAGCAGCAGGTACAATTCACCAAGCTGCAGCTTCTGAAGCGTTTCTTCTTGGATCACTCAACGGGGTTTTTTACACTGATCCAACAACAAGCAAGCCTACGTTTGCTAATCATTATCCGGGAACAATCGCGGCTAGTGATATTAAAGCTTTCGTAGCTGATGATCCGTACGAAAGATTTGAGATTCAATCGAACAAAGCTACTGCGCACGCGCAGACAGATGTGTTCAAGAATTTCAACATCGAAGTAACAGCTGGAGATTCTGCAAATAATGTTTCTAAGTCGGAACTAAATCACAGTACATCTACAACTGGTACGGCTCAAATAAAAGTAACAGGTATTTCAAATGAAATTGAAAACAGTACAATTGGCGCTGCCAACTTGAACTTTGTTGTCATGATCAATGAGCACCTGTATAACGCTAAAAATAACGGTATATAATAGTTAGAATAGGAGAAAAAACATGGCTATATCACGAGGACAACTAGTTAAGGAACTAGAACCAGGCCTGAATGCACTATTCGGACTGGAATACAAACGTTATGAGAATCAGCATGCAGAGATATACGTAACAGAAACTTCAGACAGAGCGTTTGAAGAAGAAGTTATGTTATCTGGTTTTGCAAATGCTGCAGTTAAACCGGAAGGTTCTGGCGTAGTTTTTGACAATGCTCAAGAAACTTACACAGCTAGATACACTATGGAAACTGTTGCACTAGCGTTCGCGATCACTGAAGAAGCGATCGAGGACAACTTGTATGATAGACTTGCGTCTAGATATACAAAAGCATTAGCTAGATCCATGGCGAATACTAAACAAATCAAATCAGTGGATCCGCTTATTCAAGGTTTACCAACTACGAATAATTTTGATTCAGGTGATGGTGTTTCTTTATTTAACACTGCTCACCCAACAATCGCGGGCACTGTATCAAACACGTTAGCGGTACAAGCTGACTTGAATGAAACTTCATTAGAGCAATCATTAATTGACATTGCGCAACTGACAGACGAAAGAGGTCTAAAAATTGCTGCAAGAGGTGTTAAAATGATCGTTCCAAGTGAACTTCAATTCACTGCTGAAAGACTGATGAAGTCTCAAGGTAGAACGTCAACTGCTGATAATGACATTAACGCAATCGCGTCAATGGGAATGATTCCACAAGGTTACAGAGTTAATAACTTTTTAACTGACACGGATGCGTTCTACATTATCACTGATGTACCTAACGGTATGAAGTATTTCGAAAGAACTCCAATCAGAACAGCGATGGAAGGTGATTTCGATACTGGAAACGTAAGATACAAAGCTAGAGAAAGATACAGATTCGGTGTATCTGACTACAGAGGTATCTTTGGTGTTGAAGGTTCATAATACTTAAGAGATTTGAGGCGGGACACAATCCCGCCTCATTTTACAGATAGAAAGCATAATGACTACATTTCTAGTAAATATTTGGGCCTATGATCACCACACTAAATTTAGTGTAAAATGTGACAATAGCTCAACCTCACTAGAAAAAGCTGTACTTGACAAGTTAGGAGAAAAAAGTATAGTTTGGGAATATCTTGGAATATCTTATGATAACAAGATAAACAGAATAACCTATGAGGAGGTTATCGATGGAACATATGATGCAACACTTAAACGACCTTTATCAACAAAAGAGGGGTCTGGATCTACAGTGGGAGCAAGAGCATCTTAAAGAGGGTAGATATACTCTCAATATGGTCAAGATAGATCGAAAAGTTCGAGATGTCTTAAGCCACATCAAAATGGCAGAAGCTCAAAGAGAGCATCTGCGAAACAAAGTTGATGGTGCCGCTCCGCAAGTTTCCGTAGCTACTTAAACAAAAGGCTACATCGTTGGAAAAATTCCACTCCGCATTACAGGCTCTCTTGCACTCTACTAAAAACTAGTATATAAAAAAACTAACTATACAATTAATTAGAACATAGACGCGTATAGTCGACGGCCTAGAGACTATGTTCGGAAACTAGGAGGATATAATTATGGCAAATACTACATTTGATGGTCCGGTAAGATCGAAAAACGGTTTTATCAACATAGGACCAGGGATGACTAAATCACTAACTGCAGACACAAATTTAACTGTACAAGAACATGCAGGTAGAATTCTGCTTTTAAACGATGCTGATGGTAAATTTACTTTACCTGCAATCAACACGACTGCAGATTCTGCTGTTGCAGGTCCAGGTAGTGATCCAAACAATAAAAATAACATTGGTGCAAGTTTCTATTTCTTTTTAGAAACAGCAGCTACTGATCTTGATATCAAGACAACAGGTGCAGGTGATTTATTCACAGGTGCTATTTTAATTGGTGTCAACGATGGGGCTAAAAAAGCATTTGTACCTAACGGTTCATCAAACGATGTTATGACGTTTAATGGTACTACAAAAGGTGGTGCCGTTGGTTCAGTGGTTAAAGTCACTGCTATCGACACTAACAGTTATCTTGTTCATGATTCTTTAATGATCGGTTCAAGTACAATTGAAACACCTTTCGCAGACGCGTAATAAATAATTTTGTGGGCCTTCGGGCCCACATAAAATTTTAAGGAGAAAAAATGACAACATTTGGATCATCACAAGATGGAGTGGCGACTAACGTAACTACAGAGACTAAAACTATTCAGACTGGTAGAACTAGAGTGTACGGAGTGCATGTATCTGGTCCTAACGTAGCTGGTGTTTTAGATATTAAAGATGGCTCAACGTCTAAAGTAAAATTAAACAAGGCTGCTCATGTTCATGACATGACAATTAATTTTCCTGTACCAATTTTATTTAAGACTAATCTTAATACTGCTTTTACTACAGAACAGATTACAGCTATCACTGTGTTTCATAGTGGCGGAAATAACTCGTAGGAGGTTTACGTGGCTTTTTCAGGCACAAGTACATTCGAGAAATTTCTCTCGATCGACGATATTATAACTGAGTCTTTTGAAAGATTAGGATTCTTTGATTACTCTGGTAATGATTTAAGATCAGCTAGACGTTCTTTAAATATAATGTTTCAAGAATGGGACAACAGAGGTCTACATTTTTGGGAAGTAGCAAGAACTGCAATCACATTAGTCTCTGGTCAAAACGAATATCAAATTTTTAGATCACCATCTGATGGAAACGCAAACGGAATAACTACCACTTTATCATCAGGTATTACATCTACAGCTACAACTATCCCTGTTTCATCAACTAAAAACATGAACGACACAGGGAAAATTAGAATTAATTCTGAAGTAATTACTTATACATCTATCTCAGGAAATAATATTTTATGTTCTGCCTCTGATCGTGGAGCAGACGGAACTACAGCTGCAAGTCATGCATCTGGAGATACTGTTACAAATTTTGTTGATATGGTTTCAGATATTTTAGAAGCTAGTTTTAGAAACACAAGTGATGTAGACACACCACTTTCAAAAATCAACAGATCACA